ATTGCTGCTGTTGGCGGAACAGGCACCGGCGCCACTTTTGATATCACATCGGTTCAATCTAGTGGGCTGGCGTCATTTATTTTAATTTAAAGGAGGCTATAATATGTCTAAAATTATTTGGGATCAAACCGGTGAACGTCTGTATGAAACTGGCGTAAGAAACGGCGTTTTGTATCCTCGTAGTACTACTGGTACTTATCCTCTTGGCGTAGCTTGGAATGGTCTTACAGCTATTACCGAATCTCCTACGGGCGCAGAGGCAACTCCTCTTTATGCTGATGACATCAAGTATCTGAACTTACTTTCCAATGAGGAATTTGGCGCAACTGTTGAAGCATACACTTATCCGGATGAGTTCGCCGAATGTGATGGATCTGCTGAACTTTCTCCTGGTGTCATGATTGGTCAGCAGGCGCGTAAAGCTTTTGGTCTTGCATACCGTACTGTTCTTGGTAATGATACCGAGTATAATGACCACGGTTATAAACTTCATATCATCTACAATGCTTTGGCGGCTCCGAGCGAGAAAGCTTATGCTACCGTCAACGATTCGCCTGAAGCAATTACATTCAGTTGGGAACTTACTACAAGTCCTGAGAATGTTACCGGTCATAAGCCGACTGCGTCGATTGTTATCGATAGTACAAAAGTTAACGCTGCAAAATTGAAGTTACTTGAAGATCAGTTGTTTGGAGTTACGGCTGATGCAACTGCTGAACCTCCTGTAACTGCAGTAGTTCCTAATTTACCTCTTCCTGACGAAATCGCCGCAATCTTTGCCGAAGGTTAAACATTAACGACGATGCCGCCCTTTGTTAAATGTTAATGCGTTTAGCAGAGGGCGGCACATGTCGTTTTTCAATATGAAAGGAGAAAACTAATGCTTAAATATCCTATTACTTTTACCGACTTTAACGGTAACAATCACACGGAGGATCTTTATTTTCATGTGTCCAAATCATCTGTTGTAATGGCCAACGACGATGTCTACTCGACCATTATCAACCTCGGAAAAGACCTTCAGCAGAAGGCAAAATTTGTAGAAGAAGCGCAGCAGGCTTTGCAGAAAGAAGCAAGCGAAAATGCTGGGCAGGAAACGACTGGAAGAGAGTTCAGTCAGAACAGCCTTACGGTTGCAGATGCAATCCGTTCTATGGCGCGTCTTTTGGACAAAGTTCTCGATCTCTCGTATGGTATTCGCACTGAAGACGGCCTAAGATTTATTCAGAACGAAAAAGTTCTCGAAGACTGGAAGCAGTCCGTTGCATACGATGCGTTGATCGACAAACTTCTGTCCAATCCTAACGAAATGATCGACTTCATTACTAAGTTGATGAAGTAATCATCCTATCGATAGGAGGCAGGCGAGTATGTTAATAATTACTATTCCAGACACTGACTACTTTGATGAAAGTACCAGTGAATTTTGTAAAGTAAAAGGAACGAGCCTACAACTCGAACACTCGCTTGTCTCTCTATCAAAATGGGAGGCAAAATGGTGTAAACCTTTTCTTGCAAAAGAATACAAGACTGACGAAGAAACAAGAGATTATATTCGTTGTATGACGATTAACACTCAACCTTCGACAGATGTCTATCGAGCATTAACTAATACCCAGATTAAAGAAATTGCTGCGTACATTGACGCTCCGATGACAGCTACTACATTTTCTAAATCTCAGTTAGCTGGATCTAATCGGGAAATCATAACCAGTGAATTAATTTACTATTGGTTGATTGCTCAACAAATTCCATTCGAGTGTCAAAAGTGGCATTTGAATAGACTTCTAACTCTGATACGTGTTTGTTCTATTAAAAACTCTCCGCCTAAGAAAATGGGTCGACAATCGATTCAAATGCGGAATAAAGAACTGAACGAACAGAGACGTAAACAAATTAACTCAAGGGGGTAATACTTATGAACGACAAATGTCTAATCTGTGGAAAACCACTAACTCAAGATGCGAATGACAATCAGATTTGCGACGATCACGAAGAAACTCGCAATGAATTGTCAAACGGGAAAGGAGAAGATAACGATGAGTAACTTCACAAATTCTCCTTTGGTGAAATACACCAAACTTTCACCAAACCATAGTGGTTTAAGAAAACAGCCGATCGATACGATTACTATCCATTGCGTGGTTGGTCATTGCTCTCTTGAGACGCTCGGAAACATCTTTGCTCCTGTTTCTCGTCAGGCAAGTTCTAACTATGGCGTTGATGACAACGGTAACGTCGGTATGTATTGCGAGGAAAAGAACCGTTCTTGGTGTACTTCTTCCAGTGCAAATGATCAGAGAGCTGTAACTATTGAGGTTGCCTCTGACACAAAACATCCGTATGCAATTACTGACGGAGCCTTGCAGGGTACGATTCGTCTCTGTGCTGACATCTGTAGACGTAATGGTATTCCAAAACTTATTTGGAAGAACGACAAATCTCTTATTGGCAAGCCGGATCAACAGAACATGACTGTTCACCGTTGGTTTGCTGCAAAGGCCTGTCCTGGTGATTATATTTTCAGCAAACTCGGCTACATTGCGGATGAAGTTAACAAACTTCTGAAGGCCGATCAGCCTGTGCAGACGAATTACCCTAAACCGAAGTCCATCACGGGCGATAAAGTAATTTGGGATTTCTTTACTGCTAAAGATTTGAATGCTTTTGCCGTTGCTGGTCTTATGGGCAATCTGTTTGCTGAATCGGGCCTTCGCTCCAACAATCTTCAGAATACTTCTGAGAACAAGTTTGGTTTGTCCGATGTTCAGTATACCGATCAGGTTGACTCTGGCGCCTATACGAATTTTGTTCGTGACTCGGCCGGTTATGGTCTTGCTCAGTGGACATTCTGGTCTCGTAAGGAAGCTCTTCTGAAGTATTGTAATGCCGCTAAATCATCGATTGGCGATCTGCAGACACAGCTCGACTTCTTATGGACTGAATTGCAAGGATTCAAAAAGACAATGTCTGTACTCAAGACGGCAACTTCCATTCAGGAAGCATCTGATATTGTTCTGACAGATTTTGAGAGACCGGCGAACATGTCTGACTCAGTTAAGAAGCAGCGTGCATCTTACGGCCAGAAGTATTACAATACATACGCTGGCAAAACTCCGGCGCCTGCACCGACTCCTTCAGGGTTCGTGCCGTATCTTGCGAAAGTTACAGCGCCAATTGTTAACTATAGGAAAGGACCGGGAACTAATTATGCCATTGTTGGTCAGGTTAAACGCAACGAAGTCTATACAATCGTTGGCGAAGCAGACGGTCCTGGCTCTTCAAAATGGGGTAAATTAAAGTCTGGTGCCGGGTGGCTTTCACTCGACTTCTGCCAGAGAAAGTGAGGTCTGTATGGAGACATGGCAACTAATTATTTCTGTTTGTGCAGGACTAATCACAATTATGACGTTCTTCGATAAAGTTGGCCTTACGAAATCTGTTAAGAAAGTTGACAGTGAGTTCAAAGAACTAAAAGGGTTACCGGAACAGATAAAGAATCTATCTACTGAGATTGAAGGGATGAATAATCTCCAAAAAATACAAAACCAGGCTCTTCTAGCTATCTTGCGAAATGATCTCTATCGATGCTTCAAAGATCATCGTGATCTTGGCGCATGGACAGACGACGACTGCCAAGTACAAACCAAAATGCACGAAGCCTACAAAGCTTTAGGCGGAAATGGGGAGGAAGCTATTTGGTGGGAAAAGAAGAAGTCCTGGAAAATATACTCAGAGGATGAGATGCAAGAACTGATCTGTGAGCACGATAATCGTTAAGAAAGGAGGGCGTCTATGATTAAACTCACTAGTAGTGGCTCGTTTAAACACACCTTTGATTTCTTTAAGCAAGGTAAAACTTTGGATGAGAAGGTCCGTCGTATCTTTGAAAAGTATGGATCAAAGTGCGTAGACGCCCTCCAAAAAGCTACTCCTCAAGATAGTGGACTAACTGCAGCTAGTTGGTCTTATTCAATAGAGAACGATGGGCTTTATTTCTATAATAGTAACCGGAATAATGGTGTTCCAATTGCGATCATCATACAGTATGGTCATGCAACTGGCACCGGAGGTTATGTTCAAGGAAGAGATTACATTAATCCAGCTATGCGCCCAGTATTTGATGAGATGGCTGATGCAGCTTGGAAGGAGGTCGTTGGTAAATGAGTTCGATCGATAAAAGAATTGTCGAGATGGAGTTTAGAAATTCAAACTTTGAAAGTAATGCTAGTAAGTCAATGTCTACGCTTGATAAATTAGCTGAGAAATTAAAGTTTAAAGATGGATTATCAGGTCTTACTGGACTTGGTATAAAAAGTAAAGAAGTTAGTTTCGACGGTGCTATAAATGGTGCTGGAGTATTTGAGGCCAAGTTATCTGCACTTGGGATTGTAGGTGTTACCGCACTTACAAATATAACCAACAGTGCTATTAATACAGGTAAGAAAATGGCTAGTGCGTTAACCATAGATCCTATAAAGACTGGTTTCCAAGAATATGAAACTAAGATGGGTTCTATACAAACGATACTAACGAATACCGCTCATGCCGGTACAAGTCTTAAAGAAGTTACTGCGGCATTAAATGAACTTAACTTATATGCCGATAAGACTATATATAACTTCGCTGAGATGACTAGAAATATCGGTACATTCACGGCGGCAGGGGTTAGTCTAGAAGATT